GCCAGCCCGAGAGCCGAGGAGATCGGAAAGGCGCAGCTGGGCTCGCTGTGCAAGTGCATCGGAATTACCGACAGGTTGCGCGACACCGACCAGCTCGTCGGTCACGCGGTGCAGATCAAGGTGGGCATCCGCAAGGATACGACAGGACAGTACGGCGATCAGAACGACGTGAAGGGGTTCAAGCCCATCGACGGAGACGCGCCAGTCATGATGGGGCCTTCCCCGCAGAGCAAGTTCGCCCCGGCGCAGAAGTTCGCCCCGGCTGCGAAAGCGGCTCCGGCGACGGCTCCGGCAAGCGCTCCGTGGAAGAAGTGACGATACGATGGCGGAAATTCCGGAGAGTATTCACACCGTAGCCGCCAAAATCGACGAGTGGCATGAGAAGCATCAAGAGGGGCCGCGCCCGCACCTGGGCGCGTCCCTTCTGGGGCATCCTTGCGACCGCTGGCTGTGGTTGACGTTTCGGTGGGCGGTGATAGAGAAGTTCAAAGGACGTATGCTCCGCCTCTTCCGGCGCGGACAGAGGGAAGAGGAATTGATTATCTCTGACCTTCGCGCAGCCGGGATGGAGGTTCATTCGACCGGAGCGGAGCAATCGAGAGTTGACTTCGGAGCGCATGTCTCCGGGAGTATCGACGGCATCATCGAGAAGGGCGTTCCCGAGGCCCCGGCGAAGAGACACGTTCTGGAGTGCAAGACGCACTCGGCGAAATCCTTCAAGGACTTGTGCGACAAGGGCGTGCGGGAAGCGAAACCGCAACACTGGTGTCAGATGCAGCTGTATATGCACGGAACCGGCATCGACCGCGCGCTCTACTTCGCCGTCTGCAAGGACGACGACCAGATTTACACGGAGCGCGTCCGCTACGACGAGGAGGCGGCGAAGGCTCTTGTGGAGCGAGGAAGGCGACTGACGCTGTGCGAGCGTATGCCGGAGCCGCTTTCGACGGATTCGACATGGTATCAATGTCGCTTCTGCGCGGCGCACACATTCTGTTTCGAGTCGAAGCTGACGAAGGAGATCAATTGTCGCACGTGCGCGCTTTCCACGCCGACGGAGGATAGCAAGTGGCTCTGCGCCCGGTACGGCAACGAGGAGATTCCGGTGGACGCACAAAGGACCGGCTGCGACGGGCATGTGCTGCATCCCGATCTTGTGCCGTGGAAGTGGCTTCCGTCGGACAATGGGCTGACGGCGATGTATGAGATCGACGGAGAGGTTGTCAAAAACGGACTGCCGGGAGCGACGGTGCATTCGTCGAAGGAGCTGCTTGGGTTGGCTGGTTGGGAGGTGGGAAGCGATGAAGAAAGTCCTGTGTCCGGTGTCGAGGCTGGAGTGTCTGCGTGAGACGTGCGCGGTATGGGTGCAGTCGGAGAAACGCTGCGGGCTGACCGGAGGGAGGCCGGTGGAAAGGCCGGACAAGCTCTACACCGTGAAGGAAGCGGCGGAGTATCTCAATCTGCATGAAATGACGGTGTATTTGCGATTGCGTAAGGGAGAGATGTACGGGGTTCGCACGGGGAGATTGTGGCGCATCCCGGAGAGCGCTCTTCGCGAAATAGCCGCTTTGCAATGATTCTGCGCGACTATCAGCAAAAAGCTATCGATCTTCTCTACGAATGGTTCCGCGAGAACGATTCGGGGAATCCGTGTCTGGTGGTGCCCACGGGCGCAGGGAAGAGCGTGATTCTGGCGGAGTTCTGCCGGGAAGCCCTTGCCAACTGGCCGGATACGAGAATCCTGATTCTAAGCCACGTGAAGGAACTGCTCGAACAGGACGCGGAGAAGATTCAGATTCTCTGGCCGGACGCGCCGCTCGGCATCTACTCTGCGGGACTTGGGTGCCGCGACGTGGATGCGATCACCGTGGCGGGGATTCAGTCGGTGTATCGGAAGGCGAGTGAAATCGGATATGTTGATATCGCCATCGTGGACGAGTGCCACCTGCTGAATCACAAGGACGAAGGCATGTACCGGAATCTACTGAACGAGCTGGAAGCGATCAACCCCTCTCTGCGCGTGATCGGATTGACGGCGACTCCGTATCGCCTCGGGCACGGTTTGATTACGGAAGGGGGAGCCATGTTTTCCGCCCTTATCGAACCGGTGCGCATACAGGAGTTGGTGGAGCGGGGGTACCTTGCCCCGCTCCGCTCCAAGGGAATGGAGCTGCTTCTTTCGGTCGACGGTGTGAAGCGACGCGGCGGCGACTTCGTAGAGTCTGAACTGGCGGAGATGGTGAACACGAAAGCCAACAACGAGGCGATGGTGGAACAGACGCTTCGGATTGCACAAGGACGGCGTTCGATTCTCGTCTTTTGCTCCGGGGTGCAACACGCCTATGCGATGCGCGATCTCTTCCGGGAAAGGGGAGAAATTGCGGAAGCGGTGCTCGGGGAGACGGATTCGGAGGAGCGCGCGCGCATTCTCGAAGGCTTCAAGGCCGGGCGCGTGCGGGTAATAACGAATAACTCTGTGCTTACGACAGGCTTCGATGCGCCGAATACGGATGTTTTGGTTATGGCGCGTCCTACGGAGAGCGTCGTTCTTTATATTCAGTCGGCAGGGCGCGGTATGCGTCCGAAGGAGCACGTGTCGGACTGTCTCCTTCTCGACTTCGCCGGGAACGTGCGCCGTCACGGGCCTATCACGGACGTGATCCCGCCGAAGCGGAAGGGCGACAAGAAGGGCGAGGCGCCGGTGAAGCTGTGCGAGCAATGCCAGGAACTCGTCCACCTGTCCGCGAAGGTGTGTCCGGCGTGCGGGTGGGCGTTCCCTCCTCCTCCGCCGAAGCGATACGTTCTCGGGAACGAGGATATCATGGGCGGCCCGTCGTCGTTCGGCGTTGAAGAGTGGCGCTGGCGACGACATACTGCGGCGAGCGGGAAGGAACTTGTGCGGGTGACGTACTACGGACATTCGGATTCCGTGGATGAATATCTTTGCCTGCTTCACGGCGGGTACGCGGCGCAGAAGGCGTTGTCGGCGCTGCGGCAGATGGAGAGAAATTGCGGCGTGACGGTTGGAAATCCATACGATTTGGACGAGGTGGTCGAAACCATGCAATGTGCTGTCCCTCCGAAAGAGATTTCGATTCAAAGAGAAGGGAAGTATCACAGGGTTGTCGGGAAGGTGTGGGGATGAGGCGGACATCGAAGAAAGCGCCTCCGCCGGAAGTCGAATCCATACCGACGGAACACGAGGAGCAGTGCGGATTCGTTCAGTGGTTCCGCAGGAAGTTTCCCCACGTCCGCATCATGGCGATTCCGAACGGCGGATGGAGAAACGCGGCAACGGCTGGAAAGCTGAAAGCCGAGGGTGTTTCAAGGGGCGTTCCCGATCTATTCATCCCGGAGTGGAAACTGTGGATCGAAATGAAGCGGATCACCGGCGGGCGCGTATCGCCGGAGCAGCAGGGCTGGAAGAGCTATCTTGAGCAGTGCGGGTACGTCGTGTTTATCTGCGCCGGAATGGAACAGGCGCGGAAGGAGGTGGAAGCATGGCTGACTTGACGGCGATTCTGAACGGGCCGTGGGAGTTTCCGAAATTCGAACCTCCCGAAATGCAGCTCCGCCTGTCGATGGAGGACGCTGGGCTGGAGCCGCCGGATGAAATTTTCCTCGACGGGAAGATACACCGCTTCAACAACGGGAATAAGAAGGATAAGTCGGGGTGGTACGTGGCCTTTGCCGACAAGATTCCGGCGGGACGCTTCGGTGACTGGCGGCTCGATCTGAATGTTCCGTGGACTGCGGACGTGGGGAGAGACTTGGATTACGAGGAAGTCGCCGCGCGAAAACGCCATATAGAAATTGCGCGGGAGATTCGGGACAAGGAACTGGCGAAGCTCCACGACGGCGTTGCACAGGCCGTGGAACGTATCTGGGAGAACGGGACGCCAGCGACGACGGAACACCCGTATCTGAAAAAGAAGGGGATTCAGCCGCACGGGATGCGCGTCTCCGGCGACGGGGCGCTGATGATCCCGGTGCATTCGCCGGAAGGCGATCTCCGAAGCATCCAATACATCCATCCCCAGGGGTAACAACATAGTATTTGGATAGGTAACCTTTCTTGACAAAATCCTATTCAAGCGTACTTTGAAAGCCCTCCGTGCTTGGCGACAAGCATGAAGCATCCGGTGAAAGTCCGGATGACAACCGATCTAATTGCTGGCAATCCCTAAAGCCCGAAGAGCCACAGCGCGAGGATGAAACAAGCCTGAACGCGAAGGCGGCGAAAGTAGAAAAAATCTTCGGGATCGCATAAGGCGTAAGCCTAAGTGCGGCGACAATGGGTCTTCAGCAGCGAAGCTCCGAACAGGAGAACGTTCAACGACTATCCCGAGAGGGAGTAGGGACAAGCGTCCCGAAAAGGTCGGCTCCACAAAAAGTGGATGAAGATATAGTCTGCGCTGCATGGAAACATGCAGAAGTTCGTAAGAGAACTGGTGCGGAATAGCGCCCCGCATTGAACACGCAAAATGCTATGACAGTTCCAAATGTATCTTGACAATTCGG